TACAGCATTTGCTGGTGAGTCTGCCACCGGAAAGACATTCTTTGTTATGGGAGTCGTTAAACGGTTTCTCGATGACCATCCTAACGCCGCTGTGTTTTACTTTGATACAGAGGCTGCAGTAACAAAGGATATGATGAAGCAGCGTGGTATTGATACATCGCGTGTAATCATCTCTGAGCCAGATACTATTCAGAAGTTCCGTCATACAGCTTTACAGATCCTTGACAACTATGAGAAGGCTGATAAAGATCGTCCTCCTATGATGATGGTTCTTGATTCTCTCGGTCAGCTATCAACTACTAAAGAAGTAGAAGATACGTTTGATGGCAAAGAGACTCGCGACATGACTAAGGCTCAGGTTCTGAAGGCTACATTCCGTGTCCTGAACCTTAAGCTAGCGAAGGCTGGTGTTCCAATGTTGATCACTAACCACGTTTACGAGGTTGTTGGATCTTACATCCCAACTAAAGAGATGGCTGGTGGTTCTGGTCTCAAGTACACGGCAAGCTCAATTTGTTTCTTAGGGAAGAAGAAAGAGAAAGATGGTACTGAAGTGATCGGTAACATTATCAAGGTCACGATGGCCAAGTCTCGCTTCACCAAAGAGAACAAGAAAGTTGAAGTATTGTTGACATACGACAAAGGTCTTGATCGTTACTATGGTTTGTTAGACTTAGCTGAGAAGTATCAGATCTTCAAGAAAGTTGCAACCCGATATGAGCTACCAGATGGCAGTAAAGTATTCGGTAAAGCGATTATGAAAGAACCTGAGAAGTATTTTACAGACGACATCATGCATCAGCTAGATCTTGCTGCTCGTACTGAGTTTACTTATGGCCAACCTGACACTGAAGAGGTAGAAGAAGATGACACTTCCGAAGTATGAGATTCTAGAACAACCTGATGAAAAATCTACTGCTAGAGTTTTGATTACAGAAGGCAAGTTTGAAGCATTTTGTTATTCGTATGGGACTATTAGTATATCAGAAGCCGAAGATGATACAGGAGATGGAGTGTTGACTTTTCAATATGATTTGATTGAAGCTCCTGAAGATTATCAAGTAGAAGATGAAGATGCCGAGAAGATTGAGTTCGAAACTCTTGTCGGTGATATATTAGTTGACATAGTGACAAAGGCAGCAAACGAAGAAGATGGCCATCGACTCGACGATTCTATCAAACCTGACTCTCAATGAAGAGTATGCAAGGAAAGTCCTCCCATTTCTCAAGGAGGACTACTTCCAAGGTGTTACTGAACGGATTCTGTTCAAACACATAGAACAATACTTTGACAAATACAAAGCAATCCCAGATAAAGATATTCTCTTTCATGAAGTAGAAAATGATGACAGTCTTAGTGAATCTGATTACAATGCAGCTGTTGGAGCTATCAACAGTCTTGTAGATGACTATGGTGATGAGCCAGTAAACTTTGATTGGCTAGTAGACAAGACTGAGGCATTCTGTCAAGAGAAGGCTGTCTACAATGCGATCATGGAATCTATCCATATCATCGATGGGAAGTCTAAGTCTAAGACAAAGCAAGCGATTCCTAGTATCTTATCAGATGCTCTTGGTGTAAGTTTTGATCATCATATTGGCCATGACTTTTTAGATGACTATGAAGAACGGTTCGACTTCTACCACAAGAAAGAAGAGAGAGTACCATTTGATCTTGAGTACTTCAACAAGATTACAAAAGGCGGTTTGCCTCGTAAGTCATTGAACATTATCTTGGCTGGTACTGGTGTTGGTAAGTCTCTAGCAATGTGTCACTTTGCATCTGGTAATCTCATGCAAGGAAAGAATGTCCTTTATATTACGATGGAGATGGCCGAAGAGAAAATTGCTGAACGTATTGATGCAAACTTATTAAATGTCCAAGTAGATGAGCTGATTAATCTTCCTAAGGATCTGTACAATAAGAAGATTGAAAAGCTGCGTGAGATGACTCCTGGTAAGTTGATCATTAAAGAATATCCAACAGCAACAGCTCATGCTGGACACTTTAGACATCTGGTTAATGAGCTTGAAGTTAAACGAAACTTTGTACCAGATATTGTATATATTGACTACTTGAACATCTGTGCTTCTGGTCGTATGAAACAGATGGGTGGTTCTATCAACTCGTACACTTACATCAAAGCGATTGCAGAAGAGCTTCGTGGTCTTGCTGTGGAGAAGAATGTACCAGTTGTATCAGCAACACAGACAACACGGCAAGGTTTTACAAGTAGTGATCTTGGATTGGAAGATACGTCAGAGTCGTTCGGTCTTCCAGCTACAGCTGACTTCATGTTTGCATTGATCAGTAGTGAAGAGTTACAAGATCTCCAACAGCTTCTCGTCAAACAGTTGAAGAACAGATATAATGATCCAACGTGGAATCGTAGATTCATTATTGGTGTTGATCGTTCTAAGATGAGACTGTATGATGTAGAACAAGAAGCTCAAGACATCATGGACGGTCCAGTGTTCGATCAAACAAACTTTGGTCAACGAATCTCAGAAGAACAACAAGACAGTCTTGCTATCAAAAAGTTTGGCCGTAAAGATTATAAGGAATTGTTTGAATGACAGACAAATGGCATGGTGGCAAAGGCGATCGTCCTAGACCATTAACAGACTCTGATGCTTACTCAAAAAACTGGGAGAGAATTTTTAACTCTCCTATCAAACCGTCTGAAAAACCTAAAGAAAAAAAGTAAAAACTTTTGTCAAAAAACTGTTCTCCTCACAAAGATATTGTCAGATAATGGCTACATCAAGTGAGGAGATACATTATGAAATTTACAACCAAGAACATCAAGTGTGACGGCGAGTACGTTATCTATGTTTCTGAGACTGGTGAACGTAAAGTGATGGCTCGTTTCAAGTATGCGATGGCTCGTTCTAAGGGCTTGTTCAAGAAGACAATCATCAAGTCTGGTTTGACTGTGGAAGAATACTTTGCTCGTGTAGAGACTTCAAATCCTACAGAAGTTGCTGAAGAGTTTGGTTTTGTACCTAAGCATATTGCTGAGCACATGGAACGCCTCGGTTTCCCAGTAATTCCTACAGCACAACCTTATGTAGCTCGGATTGTTGTTGGTGGTGCTGATCGTTACGAGATGCTTGATCGTTTTAACAATGGTATGGGAGCTTACTAATATGATAGTAGATGTTTTCAAGTTCAATGCGAACTTCACCAAAGGGTTGATGAAGAACCTCGTCATGGAACAGACTATGACGTTCCCTGATGAGGCGAATGCTTATGATTGGGCAGTTCGTGTCAACGACAATAACCGAAATGGTCATTGTGATTATTGGGTTTCTGATCTCGAAAAGGTCGGTGTCAAAGATTTAGGAGCTTTAGTATGATTAGAATGTTTTGTGGAAAAGAGGTCGAAGTCCTCGAGCGGTATGATGTATTCGCTGGTGACTATCGTGAGACAGAAATCATGGCGGTTGTCAGAGATGACGAAGGTGTCGTATACGAAGTCCCATTCTTAGATCTCGAAAAGGTAGATGAGGCTTTGGCATGATCGAGGTCTTTGTTGAAAAAACTGGTAAGGTTGGTGAGTTTACTTATCAAGAGCACAAGTATTTTCTTGACAAAAAAACTGGTAAGCTCGTTGCCTTTCAGCCAGCACCAGAGTATACTGAGGTCAAGGTTTTCGAAAAGCCTTTGACATTCAGTAAGCGTTTTCGGAAGTTGAAGAAGATTGGTGAATTGGAGAGTTTGTAATGGGTTATACGTATGAAATTTTCGATATTATCTTGGTTGGCGGAGCTGTTGCAGGGCTCATCATCTACCTTGCTGCCAAAGACGAACTATTCAAGGGCTGGTGATATGGCGATTGTGACTTACATGAATCCACATGGTCGTGTTGAGACTTGGACATGTACAGAAGATAAGTTGGAACATATCTTAGATGTATGTGAAGCGAAAGGTTTAGAAGTAATTGACTTTGAGGTATTACGATGAATGTAACTACTGGAGTAAATTCAAGCGGAACATCTCTTCAAGGATATCTGGAGAATGTGTCTTTTTGGGAATTAATCGATATCTTTGGTGAGCCAGATGGCCCATCAGCTGACTATAAGACTCGAGCGAATTGGTCGATCAAGTTCGAACAAAAGGTTGATGAGTTAGATCTTGAGGGCGAGCTAAAAAATGTAGCAACAATCTATGATTGGAAGTCTACAGAAGAGATCACTGAAGTCCGTAAATGGAATGTAGGTGGTTTCAAAGAAAACGATTATCTTGTACTACAAGATTATGTAAATAAGCGTCTGAAAGAAATTAGAGGTTAATATGGTTGGTTGGTATAAACTTGGAAAGATCGGTTACGGATTACTCGATTCAACAAAGAATGGACTCAAAAACTCACCGATGGAGTATAAGTTTTTAGCAAGCAATCTTCTTGCTTCTCTTTGGTGTATTGCATTTGGTATCTTTACTGCTGAGCTGTTATTCATTGGATATAATATCATTGGACACATTGGTTTAATTACAATGGTGTTCTTTACTTGGTTTGTGTTTAACAATGAAAAGAAGAAAGCAGATCCAGCTCCTCCTAACAAGGTCCGTTGGGATCTAACGAGGGAAGGATAGTAAAAATGTGTGGTGGAGTATATGAAGACGAGCTCAAGGAAGAACTCGCCACTGAACAGGATATGAGTCAGTACAAAAAGAAGCCGATGGGTGACATCAAGTTTATGACTGCTGCTGACTTTATGGAAGAACAAGATGATCAATATGTTTACCCAGGGAGTGATCCACAGATATGAGTAAGCGTACGGGTATCCTTGTAGGGATGTTTACAGTAATGACCGGTGTGATGTTTGCAGATATTCTATTAATCATTGCGGGTTCTGTTGTTTTGACTATGGAATCAACACATGACTGATGAGGCATTAGTGTCAGAAGAAGTTCACGAAAAGTTTGAAGGCTCTACTATGAGTAAAGCTGGCCGGTTGGCCATGGAGCTTGCTCAGGAGAAACGCCGTCTTCAAACTGAACTTTCAGAGCTACAAGCAGAGGCTGACGATCTCCGTCCGACTACTCCTACAGGAACACCCGACTATTATGCTAAGTGGGGTGCCACAGTATTGACGATCTTTGGAATTTTCCTGATGCAGGCCGACTTAACGGTGTATGGCCAGATTACATACTTTTTGGCGTCAGGACTTTGGGTGTTTGTTGGATCAGTGTGGAACGATAGAGCTATCATGATTGGCTCAGCAATTACAGCTACAGCAGTAGCAATGAATTTAGTAGGAAAGTTTGTATGAAATTAAATATTGAAATTGATGGAACACCAGAAGAGTTTCAAGAGTTGTTTGTTCCAGGTGACAAGCAGACAGAGTTTATGAAGTTGACGTATGATGCTTATGTCGCAGCTCTTCAGAAAATGATCGCACAACAAATTGATCCTTACGAATTCCTCAAGCCGTTCGACAAGAAAAGCTAGATAGTAAACCAACTGGAGGTTTACATGTATTACTTAATCATGCTTTTTTTATTAGCACCGGCTGATAATGCTCCTATAGACGGATATCGAGTATATGAAAGTACAACGTTTGACTCAATGGAACAATGTGTTACTTTCTATCAACAAGACGAACAAGCGTATAAACAAGCTGCTGATATTTTTTCAAAAGGTAGACCTTGGAAAATTATTTGTGCTGACCAATACGTCAAAGATGAGCTAGATGATCTAGCAAAACAACCACTACAAGGAATAGCTATTTAATGGTAGATCTTGGACAACTATTATTCATGACATTGTTGATCATAGTGACAGCTCAGTACTATGTTCACACTGGGCGAAAAGAAGGCTACCAACAAGGCTATACACAAGGATTCTTTGACAGTACAGCTCTCTTCGCTCAAAATCTTGGAACTGAAGTTAAAAAAGCTGATGTTGAGATTGCAATATCAGAAGAAACTATTGATCAGTAACAAGTTTTTTTCTTAAAAAAATTTTGTAAAAGTGTTGTACTCTTCTCTGATTCATGGATAATGAAGTCATGGAGTTAAGGAGTTAGTTATGAAAAAGTTCAGCATTTATCAAATCACCGATCAGAGCGATCTTACACATCCTGAGAATGGCTTCAATGTTAGTACTTTCATGTACGGCATTGGTTCTGCTGTGACTGCAGAGTTGATTGCTACTTGGTACCAAGAAGGTCTTTATGAGCTTGTGGCTTTCATCGACGCTAATGACTTGGATGATATGTACCGCGTTGGTAACATCGGTCCTATAGAGCAGATTACTCGAATTGGTAATCCACACAGCTTGAGCGTTGGAGATATTATTGTTGATGAAGATGATGAGATCTACGTTGTAGCACCGATCGGATTCTATATCGAAGCCCTGAATGCCAAGGCTGACCTGTTGATGGAGCAGGAGCCTGGTCTGTGGATGTCTAAGTATACTGACGATATGTCGTATTGGGCTGAGATGGGTGTCTTCACTGTTGAGGACTTCAAACGTAATCAGCTGATCAATGGGATCAGTGATGCGTCTAAGGACCTTTACGGTTGTCGTATGCGTCTTGCTTGGGACGAGATGTCTATCGAAGACATGGAGCGTACGTACGACAATATCTGTCGTCAGCTCAACGAGCAGTATGAGCTCGAGAAGGAAGCTGAGGCTCTTGCTGCTGAATGGAAGAAAGGTCTTCCTGACGATTGCGAGCCTCTTCCATACGAAGAGTATGCGTACCTTGAAACGGCGTAAGCCTGATAAGGTTGCTGACAACCCGCTGGGGATGGCTTACGGAACGAACGTAAGTGCCCCAGCTATCACTTTGCCAGATGTAAAGGGATACAAGAAAGGAATGGCTGCTGAAGCTGGTCATAGATTTCACGCAAAGTATCAAGAG